TGGAAAGATATGGATACTGAAGATAAGTTTGCTAGAGCATTTGATGCAAGCGGTATTTTGCCACTTTACTCTGATATGTTTTACACTTCCATGCATACTTCATTAGCTCTTGGCGGTCCTAATATTACCGCTGGCTTAATTGACCCTAAGTTTCCACAAGAAAAAAATTACCTTGATGCCGTGACTGGTGTGCTTGGTGCTGGCCCAAGCATTGCCCAAGATTACGGTGAAAGTTTTTATAAATTTGCTAACGGTGATTATGGGGAGGGATCTAAGCAGTTTCTTAGAACATTGCCGTTTGCGCGATTATGGTTTTGGAAAGGCCAAATGAATGAACTTAGCAATACATTTACTAGATTCTAATTGTGCGTTGCAAAACAAATATAAGCTTGCTAGGCGACAACAAAGGGGTTTGCCATGACAATTAACTTAGCTGATAACTCACCGCGAATATCTTACGCAGTTGCGCAGGGCGTAACGCAAACAAGTTTTGCTGTACCGTTTGAGTTTTTTGCTGATGCAGACCTTAACGTTTACGTCGACGGAACACTTAAAACTTTAACAACTCATTATACAGTTTCAGGCGGGGATGGGTCGACAGGCACAGTAACCATTAGTGTGACAGGTGCAACGGGTGGGTCAACGGTAGTTATTACTAGGGATGTTGCCTTAGAAAGAACAAGTGACTTTCCTAGCTCTGGCCCATTTCAGATTGGCGCACTTAACACTGAGCTTGATCGCTTAACAGCTATTGCTGCTGACCTTGATGACAAAGCTGGCCGAGCGTTGCAGCTTACAGATTTTGATGCTGCAGTATCTTTAACCTTGCCAGAGGTTGATACCCGTAAAGGTAAAACTTTAGCCTTTAATGCAAGCACTGGTGCTGTTGAATCTGGCCCTAGTATCTCTGATGTACAAACTGTTTCTGCTGCTGCCGCTGATATTGCAACATTAGCTGACATTGAAGATGGCACAGATGCAACTGATGCAATACAAACTGTTGCTGGCATTTCATCGAATGTAACTACGGTCGCTGGTATAAGCGCAAACGTCACAACGGTAGCTGGAATTTCTGCAAACGTAACTGCGGTTGCCGGTGATGCAAGTGATATTGGAACTGTTGCTACTAACATTGCTAACGTTAATACTGCTGCAACTAATATTACTGAAATTCAAAATGCTTCTGCAAACGCGGCGACTGCAACTACAAAAGCATCAGAGGCCGCAACATCCGCAAGCAATGCTTCAACTTCAGAAACTAATGCGGCAACAAGTGCAGCAACAGCAACAACAAAAGCTAGTGAGGCTTCTACATCTGCAACGAATGCTGCAACCAGTGAGACAAATGCGGGTAACTCTGCAACTGCTGCGGCAGCTTCTGCGGCGGCTGCGGCAGCTGCCTTTGATAACTTTGATGATACCTACCTTGGCAGCAAGACTTCTGATCCAACTGTAGATAATGATGGTAATGCTCTTGTTTCCGGTGCTTTGTATTTCAATAGCACTGCTAATGAGATGCGCGTCTATGACGGAGCAAACTGGATTGCTGCATCTAGCGCTGGTACTGCAAGCCTTATCTTGTACGAATACACAGCGACATCTGGGCAAACTACTTTCTCAGGTGCAGACGATAACAGCGCAAGCCTTTCGTATTCTGTAGGTAATATTCAAGTCGTAATGAACGGGATTGTTTTAGACCCATCAGACTTTACAGCCACATCAGGTACTAGCGTGGTCTTAGCGTCTGGGGCTGCAACAGATGACTTAGTAAACATCTACGCATTCAAAAGCTTTACTGTCGCTGACACTGTATCAGCTAGTGCTGGCGGTACATTTGCTGGCAATGTAAACTTTACTGGGGCGTTTACCTCGCAAGGCATTGACGACAACGCCACATCTACTGCTATGACACTGGATGCAAGCGGCAATGTTGGGATTGGTGTGGTTCCTGAAACATGGAATAGTGCTAATAATGGACTTCAGGTCGGCCCTAGAGCCGCAATATTTGGAACGGACAGTGGTTATAGCGGGTTTTCTAACAATCATTACCAAGCGACTGATGGGTCGGCTAAATATATAGTTACTGCCCCAGCTGCTATAATAAACTTAGACCCAGACAGCACTATTAAATTTAGGCAAGCGGCCTCTGGTACAGCCGACACAAATATTACTTGGGCTGAAGCCATGCGCATCGACAGCAGCGGTAACTTGCTGGTGGGTAAGACTACTAATTCAAGTTCAGTGGATGGTGTTACTGCGTTTGGTGTTGGTGCTATTGAAGTCGTTAGGTCATCAAGCACACTTCTTTACCTAAACCGCAAAACCTCAGACGGCGACATTGCAACGTTCCGCAAAGACGGCTCCACGGTGGGGAGTATTGGGGTCAATGGCGGGCGTTTATTTATAAACGGGGACAACGGCAGTTCTGGTGGCGGCTTAAAGTTTACCGCCACAGATGCTAGACCTGTTGACAGAAATGGGTCTGATTGGGATAACAATTTTGACATGGGCGATGGGGGCGTACGCTTTGACGACATCTACGCCACCAACGGCACAATCCAAACCTCTGACCGCAACGAAAAGCAAGACATTGCAGAGCTATCTGATGCAGAGCAACGTGTAGCTATAGCTGCCAAAGGCTTGATGCGTAAGTTTCGCTGGCGTGATGCTGTAGAAGCTAAAGGTGACAATGCCAGAACACACTTCGGTATTATTGCACAAGACCTACAAGCAGCATTTGTGGCTGAAGGATTAGACGCTGGTGACTATGCCATGTTTATCTCTACAACTTGGTGGGAAACCCAGACAGAGGTGCCATCGGTAGAAGCTGTAGCAGAGGTGCTTGACGAAGGCGGTAACGTGGTCACTGAGGCTGTAGAAGCCGCTGATGCCTACACCCGCACCGACACATATGACACACAGGAAGAAGCGCCAGAGGGTGCTACAGAGCGCACTAGGCTTGGGGTTCGTTACAGCGAGCTACTGGCGTTTATTATAGGAGCTTTATAATGAGCAAGGCAAGGCAACTAGCCGATCTTGGCAATCAGGTTGATGATGGGGCTATCACTGGCTCCAACATGGTGATTAATGGTGCGATGAACGTGGCACAGAGGAGTTCAAGTGCCGTTTCTGTTTCAAACGGTTCAAACGAAGGTTACCAAACGCTTGATCGCTTTGAGTTTCAATATGGGAACTCTGCGGGGGGCGTTGCTAATATAAGCCAAGACACGACTGTTCCGTCCAGTTATGGATTTAGTAATTCATATAAAGTTGATGTTACAACCGCAGACACCAGCCTAGGTACAAACCACCAAATATATATTTCGTATAGAGTAGAAGCTCAAGACATGCGGAACTCAGGTTGGAATTACACAGACTCTAGTTCGTTTATTACATGTTCGTTCTGGGCTAGATCAGTAAAAGAAGGGACGTATTGTTTTGCTTTACGGGCAAATGACAGTGCGTCAACAAGGATTTTTGTAAAAGAATTTGATCTTGTTGCAGATACTTGGAAAAAGGTAATTATTACAATTCCGGGCGAAGCTGGGCTTGCATTTAATAACGATAATGGTATCGGCGCAACACTCACTTGGTCTTTGCAAGCAGAAGCTGGCAGAGCAACAGCAACAGACGATGCATGGAACTCTGCCGATACTAGTCTTGCTACCTCAAACCAAGTAAATTTTTATGACAGCACTAGCAATAACTTCTACATCACAGGCGTCTGCCTAAACGTTGGTGATAGTGCTATCGACTTCCCGCACGAAAGCTATGGGGATACATTGGCTAAGTGCCAGAGGTATTATGAGCGTGTTGAAACATCTTACAAAAACAGCATTTCAGGTTATTTTACAAACTACGGCAATGGTAAATGGGTTGGGCCACAGTTTCAGTTTAAAGCTACTAAACGTGCTACACCTACTATGAGTGATCTCGGTACTTTTAGCTGGCGACGAGCTAATTTTAGAAATGCAACTTCAACTACAATCGGAACAGGTGCTACAGGTTTTAGTAACACAACTACCGATAGCTCTACTGTAGAGATTACGGAAGGTGGTCGAACCAATGGTGATACTGCTTTAGTGTTTTCTAATGCAGGTTACACAATAGAAGCAGATGCGGAGTTATAGACATGGACAATATGAACATCACGACAGCGCAGTACACCGCAGACTTTGACGGCAACAACACATCCATCAAAGCCACCATCGACGGCACTGAAATGTCAGTCCCCATGGACCCAGCCAACCGCCACCACGCAGAAATCATGCGTCAGGTTGAGGCTGGCCAGATAACGATTGCAGAGGCAGAATAAATGGACAAGCGCACAGTATCATCAGCACATGCGCGTATTGATGGATTGGAGAAA